CTCTTTAACTTTGTTTAATGATCTTATGTCGGGAAGGGCAGTTAATACCGGACCTCTTCCATATCTTTCTTGTGATGCTTTCATGTACCTGGCTATAACCCAAGGAAATGATTTTAAATCTCTGTAAACTAATTCATCTCGCCCCATCTCATCTATGATTTGATAGCAAAAATTACCCGTTAATTTATCCTTGTAAGTACCTTCGATAAGATCAACCATTTCAGTATCGTTGCCTTCATACCTGGATCTCATAGCCTGGGATATTTTAATATCAGGAAACTCTTGCTCTAGTACGTTAAATGGTCGCTTCATTTTTCTATATACGTTTTCTACTTTACCAAATGGTCCTTCTTCAAAGCAGATTAAAAATGTAGGTATGCAAGTATACCTAATAGGCTGGACTTCATCACCTGGCTGGATAAGCATAACAGCCGTTCCTATAGCAAGCTCAAGTAAAAACTCACCCATAGACATATCAAATTGTGATTGTCGCATGACAGCAAACATTTTAGTGCTGTAATCATCTAATATTCTTTGGACTTCTACTTCTCTTTCTTCAGGTATTTCGTCTCCAGGCATCAGTCGACACCATTCTCTTTGAGGAGGAAAGACCCCGGATTGGAGCCTATTAGCGAATTTTTGTGTCGACTGAATCGCTGTGGAGTCAAATACTCTTGCCATCTTATCTTGACCAGGAACATTGCCTTCTGCATAACCATCATATAAATTACGCATTGGTAAGGCATATCTATAGGCATCTTCATAGATAGATCGCCAGTTATCTTTATGACGGCTGGCATTCTCGTATCGTTTTTTTAGTTCGCTAGGTTTTAATTTTGTCATGCTTTTTTATGCCTATTTGCAAAGTTTCTTGCACTCTCTTCACTTCCAAATCCCCAAGCCTTGAGAGCTAAAGCTTTTCTTGTGGGTCTTCCTTTTTCATCTTTCATCGGACCCTTCATGCCGGCAAACCTTCCAGCAAAACTAACTCTTCTTGGATTAACTCCATCTTTGACCGGTCTTTTAAGATTAGCACCTTCAGTCTTTTTAAAATGCTTTCGACCAGCTTCATTAAGTCCACCTTTAGGATTTTGGAACTTCTTTGCTACCACTCTTAGGTCTTCCTTTAGGTTTAGCTGTTGTCTTTGGTTTAGGCTTTAACTTAGGATTTAAATCATAAATATGTTTAGGCATAAGCTTTACTCTTTTTCATTTTCATTTTACCAGCAGAGTTAATTGATTTGTTTAACTTGCCACCAGTTTCAGTCGCCATCTTTTTCGCTTGATCCATCCCGGTCTTGCTGTAAGGAAAGTGTTTCGTCTTCTTCCCTTTGGCTGTTTTGTACGTCACCATCGGCATTGCTTTTCTCCTTTTGCTTTCTAGGATTTCTAGGATAAGACCTCATCCTCTAGGATTTCTTGTAGGTCCAAGAGTTGATTGCGTGGTTTCATTACCTAATGCCGGATTTTCTCTGTCCTGGGTCATTAGCAATCTGCTACCACCAGTTCTTCTTGATCTAGATTTAGAAGCAATTTTTCTTTTTTCTCTAGCTTCACCAGCTTCAGCTCTTTCTTCTCTTTGCTCTTGAGCCTGAACTTCTTCTCTTGATGGACCTGGTGGTGGCTTGGAACCACCGAATATACTACCCATTAAAACAATCTCCCATAACAATAGTAGTCATTGATATCAGGACCATATCTCTTTAATAGTCCTTCTTGATTAAAGTACATCATCTCTATCCATTTGACAGCTTGAACATTAGTTGAACGAACGTATACTTGTATTCTATGAAGGTTTAATTTCTCAGATGCATAGGGAAAAAATCGTAAACAAGCCTTATGAAACACCATTTTCCGGTTTTCTAATTTAGCAGACGGCAATAGCCAGGCTTCAGCTACGCCTTTCCATAGTGGATACAGTCCAAACATCGCATAAACTTTACCATCACACATTGCCGTATAACTTAATCCATCAACAGCATAATCTTGAATATGTGGTCTGCCGTATCCATCTAAAATTTCCTGGTCAAAATCTCTAAATTCAGCCATGTGTATGTGATTAGGTTGAAACGCAACTATCCGGTCCTTGTATCCATCAAGTTTCATCACTCCCATCAGTTCGTTTGCTGTGAACATTAATCCTTCTCCTTCCATTACTAGTCCGAGTGCCGAGTATTCGGTCCTGGTATCTCTTTACAATCTGCCTATCTTTAAGTTTTTTAGGCGAAAATATTAAACTCCTGGTTCGCAATAACCGGTTGGGCATTTCTAGTCGTTCCTCTCGTCATTCGTTTCATTTCTCCACCACCTAAAAGGCAGTAGCCTAACGCATCCCCGACATGGGAATGTTCATTCTTGTTTGGTTTATCTTTGAATCTTTCCTGACCAGCACCGATCGCCACCCTGGTATAATGATACCCACCACCTAAACTCTTTCTAAGTCGTAAACATTTCTTATTAACCAGGAAGCCGGGCTTACCCTGGACCAATCTATTCATCGGCATGGCAACAGCTTCTCTTCTAACCCTAAAATCATTAGTTTGAGTAGGTCGAGCATGTATGCCATGCGTTTTTAAGAACTCAAAGCTGGTAACTTCGTAATGCTGATCTCTAGCACCACCAGCCGGATCTCCCCATACCATAAATTCAAAGTTGGGAAACCTCATAGCCATTTCACTTTTCAAGACATTTACAAATCTATCTAAGCCCATAGAGAATGTTACAACCTCATGTAGTACATGCCAGGCTCCATTAGGCAATCTTTGAGCAAATACAGCCGAGGGAGTTAAACCAAAGTCTAATCCAATCTGTACTGGTACATTTTCAACAGCCTGAAGCTCGGCAGACATGGTAACGTCATCGTATTCTTCCCATACAGCTTTGCCTTCTTGAACATAAGTATACTTTCCTTCAGCATAACAACGCACCCAATCAAGGTTTTTGCCACCTAACAACGACTGATAATATCCTTTAGGCAGATTATGTATGTTTTCAGCTTTAGGATTTTCCTTAAACCATCGACCACCAGCCGATATATAGCCCTGGGCTTCAGGTATTTCAGCCGGAACATCGTCAGTAGGCACTTCAACAACACCACCAGCTTGTCTAAAAAATTTCCAGGCAAACTCTCCCTTGGGCGTTTCTTTCTCAGCCAATCGATAATACCAATGATCTGAATCCATCGGGTTAGTATCAAGCCAAATTCCTCTCCAGGTCGTGCCACCATCAGCCATAGATGGATATCTTCCGACACGATGCGTTAATCCTTGTATAACAGCAACCGGCAACTCACGAGCCTCGTTTACCCAAGCTCCCGATAATTCAAGACTTAATAATTTACGAACATCCTTGGGTTGATCTAACGCAAGAAATATAACTTCACAGTCAATACCGGAAGCATCGCCCCTAGCCGGTAGTTTTAAATGATGCGTGATAGGTGGTGACCAATGCAAGTTACCCCAAACATTCTCAGGGAATAACTCCAGCCAGGTTTTAATGGTGGTCGTTTTAAGCATCGGATAACTGTTTCTAACAACGGCAAACCTGGTATATCTAATGCCATCTTTAGGACTAGGTTTTTGCTGTACAGCCCGTTTAAATATCTCAGCACAGCAAGCGTAACTCTTACCCGATCCAACTGGTCCCATAATCCCACGAACAAAACTATTATCTTGTAAAAACTTCCACACATTAGGCGAGGTGCTAAAGTCTAGGTTCATCGCATTAGGCTTTTCCATTTTTAGGTCCTACCATGTTAATTTCAATTACACTCGGCTTCTCACTCTCAGGAGTTCGATCTAATATCCCGGCACTCTTCGCAACCATCTGCAACACTCGCACCTTATCAATCATCTCAACCTCTAATTGCATCTTGCCACTATCACCAACCGGCACAGCCCTGATCTTCCTGATAGACTGCAACGCATGTTCGGGTATATCTCTAGGGTTCATTACCTGGACATTACCTTCATCATCCCAATCTAAAATATCGGTTATCTTGGCAGTCGCTAATCCCATCAAAGCTTCGGCTATCTGCTCTCTATTCTCAAAGATTACATCAGAACCTTTTAGCTTCTTGGATATCTCACGAACGCCACCAAGATTACCCATCTTAGGAACAACTCTTTTTCTAGAAGGGGATTTCGTCATCTAATTTATCATCCTTTTTTATATCTTCAGCGAAACTGCTAAACTTAGAATTGCTGGTATCACTACCAGGCATCAATGTTAAGTTACCTTCAAATGGTCCTATAACAATCTCAGTACTCATCTTCTCTAGACCATCGCTAGCTGTAAACTTCCTATAGGTTAACTTACCCTCTACAAGTACAGCCGTACCCTTCTTAACGTAGCTCTCAACAACCTTGACTATGTTCTTGTTCTTAACAACAACTCTATGCCATTGCGTTAGCTCCTTCTTCTCCTGGGTAAGCTTGTCAGTCCATTTGTCAGACGTAGCCAAACTAAAGTTAGCTATCTTATCTCCATTGGGAAACTCTTTGAACTCAGGATCTTTTCCTAAATTTCCTATTAATAATATTTTATTTAAACTTGCCATTTGTTTTACTCCTTATGAAAAAATGGAAAATAATTTTGTGATAGCCCCTCTAGTACGCAGACGGGTACCACCCCCCAAGGGTCGCTTTTTTGACCCGGCACATACTCTTTTTTTCTGCGTGTAATCATGCGTGTTATCCTAGTTGTACACATTCTAGATCAACGTCTAGGTTTTGTATATTTATAATTTAAAGCTCCTGGTCAATGCTTTGGTTAGGTCTTTCACAGTAGTAGCTGGCTTCTTCTCAGTAAATACAGACTTAAAGTAACTAAGCGTGTAAGGTGGTTGTATTCCTTCTTTCCTTTTGTACTTCAGTATCTTCTCAACAGTACTACTAAACTGATCTACTGATATTCCCATCCTGGCTATCTCTTCTGCCATTGCCTCTTGCCTCATATCCCATCTCCAGCTTCCTCGTGTTCCCATGATAGCATCCAGCATGTCTGCATATCTTTTTGTCATTTCTTTTGCATTTTCTATTATACTATTATTTATAGTTATATTATTAGAGTTATGTATAACATCTGACGTTATCTTTTCTGCACTACTGGTATAACATCTAGTGTTATCTTTTGTGTTATTCCGATCTACATGTTTTATAACATCAGGTGTTATCTTTTTAGCATTATGCTTTGCACGATTTATAACATTAGGTGTTATATTACTGCTCTTTAAATAACCCTTCTCGATAGGTGATAATAGACCATTACCGATACTATTCCAGGCTTCGATAGTTTGTTCACCGGCTATGTATGTGCTTACATCATTAAACACAGAACCATATGCAAAGTATTCTGTTTCATCCTTCAGGTATCGTTGTGTGATGCTTTCTACTAGCTTAAGTTGTGCTTCTGATAACCTGGCTTGTTTCTTCTCTTCCTTAACTTGTTCTTTGACCAGGACCTTCATAGTATCTTCTGCCTTGTTATCTTCTACTCTTGGATCTGTAGTAGTCATAGCTATCTCATCGGCTGTTATTTCAGGATCGTATATAACTCTCCAGGTTGCACCTTTTCTGCCTCTATCTCTTAATGGGTTTTCTTTTATTATCTTCTCGATGTAGCCCCATTTAACCAGGTTATTGAACTGCCTGGATACTGCCGGCTGTGACCTACCTAATCTTTTAGCTACCGAGTATTGGTTTGGATAAGCTGTGCCTGATACACCATTAACGTATGAGCATAGAACGCACAGTACTTGTAGAGCTGATGGATGAGTTAATATATACTTATCGGATAAAGCTCTTGAAGGTATCGTTGTAAAAGGTGAGGGGGCTTGCATATCTGAAACCATCCTATCTTTTGGTAGCTCCAGGATCTGCTTCCTTGCCTCTATTATTTGCTCTACTTTATCTATCTTTTTCATCATGTTCATTGGCATCTTCTTCGGGTAAAGTTGTAAGATTACAGACCGGGCAGATATAATCATCTGATAGATCAGGTCTATTAACTATGGTTGAGCATATGGGGCAGTAAGTTTGATTCATAACAGCATCTCCAACTGGTCCTGATCATTTACCTGGTAGTCTTTATCTTTAATGAAGCCAGCTAGTTCGTTAGCTCTTAATCTATTATATAAGCTCATGTCCTTCTCCTTCACTTTAGCCATTAACTCTTCGTATTTATCGTCAACTATCTTTTGTTGCTCGGCTGTCAGCCCATTAT